ACATTGAACAATACACTCACAGTCAACAACTTGGTTTCTCTCAGTACATTATCAGCTTCCACTGTTTCATTCTCCACACTGTCCGTGAATGTAGCCAATGTCTCCACCTCCAACGTTCAGTTCATCAACTTCTCCACACTTCTCGGTAATACAGGTTTTATCACATCCACCTTTACTGTCTCAACGTTGATTGCTGCAAACATCAGCGTTTCTACATTGAATCTGTCATTGTTCTCCACCTTAACGGGTTCATCCATTACGACCTCCACACTGGCTCTGTCCACGATGAGCGGAAATACGGGATTTTTTACATCTACACTCACTGTCTCAACGTTGATTGCTGCAAACATCAGCGTTTCTACGTTGAATCTGTCATTGTTCTCCACACTCACGGGTTCATCCATTACGACCTCCACTCTGGCTCTGTCCACATTTAACGGTAATACAGGATTTATTGCATCCACTCTGACGGTATCAACCCTGATTGCTGCAAATATCAATGTTTCCTCCCTGGCTCTTAATCAGTTCTCTACATTGACAGGTTCATCTCTGATCGCCTCTACTATCGCTATCAGTACCATTACTGCAAATACAGGATTCTTCAATTCCACCCTGATTGTCTCTACTCTGTATGCCTCATCCATTATAGTACCATCCCTGGTTCTTAATCAATTCTCCACACTGACTGGTTCCTCTTTGATTGCTTCTACCATCGCCACGAGTACCATCAGTATGAACACGGGATTTGCCTTTTCCACATTCACTGTCAGTACTCTAATCGCTGCGAACATCAATGTCTCCTCCTTGGCACTCAATCAATTCTCCACATTGACGGGTTCTTCCTTGATTGCATCCACTCTGTTTATCTCTACAACTACCACATCTACCCTGTTCGGTCAGTTCATTAACTATTCAACGCTGACGGGTTCCACCATGAATGGCAATGTTACCTATTCCAATTTGCTCCTCTTCTCTTCCATTTCATCTATCAATGGCTCCTCCTTCGGTAACACGGGTCCTACAGGTCCCATCGGTCAAGCCTCCCAGATCTCCTTCTTTGCCCCTGGATCACAGTCCATCGGTCCATCCACTGCCATGGGTGTTGTTACTCTGACGACTCTAGATTCCACTCAGACCACGGGTATAACTGGCTTCACCTTTAGTGGTATCACGAGTCTGTTCACAAATGCTACGATTCAATCCATTCCTGTCACAGCTAGTTATGCTTTGTCACTCAATACCACTGCAGGTGGCTACTCTGCAGTCGGTTTAACTGTCTTAGGTGTCACAACTTACTTCGGTGGTACGTACAATGCCAGTAACAGTGTTTCCAATTCAGTCAGTGTTCTAGTACCTGCAGGTGGATCCATTGGGCTCTACTACATGGATAATATTGCTGTGACGGTTCAGACAGCAACACGTTTCACAGTCACCTCCAATCAAGTCGGGCAACAGGGTGCAACGGGTGTAGCGGGTGTAACGGGTGTAACGGGACCGATTGGTGCTGCGGCTCAAGCATCGTATTTGTTGGCTGGAAATCAATCAGTTACTGCTGGATCATATCAAGTCGTTCAGTTTGTGACTCTGGACGTGACCCAGTCACAGAACAGTATCAATCTTGGTGTGAATGCGGGTGTCTTCACGAATAACTCCTCGGCTACTTTGCCGATTCTCGTGGAATATACGTTGAATCTGAGCACGACTTCGGGTGGCTATTCGGGCGTGGCGTTAAATGCGAACACGACGTCTATGTTTGGTGGTATGTTCAATGATACAAATGGTTTTAGTAACTCCTGTCTTGTTCTGGTTACACCTGGATCCACCTTGGCCATTTATTATTCGGATAATAGTGCTACCGTAATCCAACAGGCCATTTCACGCGTGACATTTACTGTGGTAGGAGCTGGAGCACAGGGTGTTACTGGTATAATGGGGCCAACTGGTTATACGGGTACGACAGGAACGACGGGAACGACGGGGACGACGGGAACGACTGGTATGACTGGACCTGCCTTATGGTCAGCCACGGGTTCCATTGCACCTTATGGCGTACCGATCACGTATGCACAGGGTTTTGTAGGAGTTGGGGTGGGTCCCACGGGTACTTCTTTCCTTGAAACAAATTCAGGTGGATCTACTGCAGGAACGGGATCTAGTATACCACAGTATACGTTGGATATTATCGGGTCTGAGAGTGTGAATGGGGCACGTTTGTTCGCTGATGGAAGTGCTCAGGTTTCAGCGGAGGCTACGTTAGATTATACGACGTTTGGACAGAACTGGGCTATTGTTTCTGGATTAAGTACAGGAAATTGGCAAGCAGTTGCAGTATCTGCTAATGGACAATATCAAACAGTTGCAACAAATGGAGCAGGTATTAATTATTCTATTAATTATGGACAAAGTTGGACAGCATCTACTGGTATTAATGTAGCTGCAATTGTAAATTCAATTGCAGTCTCTGCATCAGGGCAATATCAGCTTGCAGCAGTTCAAGGTACATATGCAGGTATTTATTATTCTACGAATTATGGTGCATCATGGACTGCTTCTAGTGCCTCTTCTAGTGCATGGTATGAAGTACGTATATCTGCATCTGGACAGTATGCAAGTGCTGTTATTAATAGTGCATCAACTGTAACATATTATTCAATGAATTATGGGATAACATGGATTGCATCTACGAGTCCTTCTGGACAGTATGCAACCATTTCATGTTCTGCATCTGGTCAGTATCAAGTTGCAGCAACAGGAGCTGGTACTGTATACTATTCATCTACATATGGACAGAATTGGTCAGCATCCAATATGAGTACAGTTGGATCACTTCAGGATTCTGCCATGTCTGCATCTGGACAGTATGTATCTATTGCTACAAATGCAGTAGGTGTATGGTATTCCAGTAATTATGGACAAACATTTGTACAGGTAACAGCAGTGATTGGAACATTTAATTTGCGACAGATTGCAATGAATGCATCTGGACAATATCAATTGGTGTCAGGATTTACTGGTGGTATGTATTATTCAACGAATTATGGTGTAAATTGGACACAGGGTTCTTCTAATGTATCATGGTATTCTGTTGCTATTTCTGCAAATGGACAGTATTGTGTAGGTTGTATTTATGGTGGTGCTGTGTATCAGTCTGTGACGCGATCTCCTTCGTTGTATACGAGTGGTTTTGCAAATGTAAATGGTGCTATTATAGCATATAATTCAACCTATACTACATTATCAGTTGGATCAGGACTTCCTGTTGGATTAGCTTCTGGAGCAAACTATAATAGTTTATTAGGGTTTGGAGCAGGTGCTGCATTAACTACAGGAAATACAAATACAAATGTAGGGTATAATTCAGGATATTGGAATCAGACAGGATCAAATAATGTATGCATTGGTACAAATGCAGGATCAGGTGTTTCAACAAATTCATATAGTGGAAATACATTTGTAGGAACCAGTGCTGGAACAAGTACTACCACAGGATATAATAATGTATATATTGGATATAATGCAGCAGGTAGTGCACCAGGCAACAACAATGAAATTGTGATTGGACAGGGTGCCACGGGTAATGGTGTAAATACTGTTACCCTTGGTAATAGTTCTACATTTAAAATGGTTATTGGTGGTATTACATTGGCATATAGCTCAACGTTTAGAACATTGTATCTTGGAAATTCATATCCAGCAAATTTGGCTGGAGCAGCCGAAGATAATACGTTTATTGGCGTAGCATCTGGAGATGCAAATACTACAGGACTTGGTAACACATCTTTAGGTAGAACTGCTGGATACTATAATCAAACTGGTAATTATAATGTTTGTTTAGGACACCTAGCAGGACAAGGACAATCAGGATTTTCATTTTCAGATAATGTGTTTGTAGGTGTAACTGCTGGACAGAATGCTAAGGGTAGTGACAATGTATGCATTGGAAGAGCGGCAGGTCAAGGTGCTGCTGGTTCAACCTATACTAATTGTACACTTGTTGGAAAACAAGCTGGTTTTTCATTAACAACTGGGTCGAGTAATACAATCATGGGGTATAACGCAGGATATTTTAACAAGACAGGTGTTCAGAATACATATATAGGAGAAGGTGCTGGTGCTGGTGTATCTACATTTTCGTCATCAGATAATACTTGTGTAGGAATGTTCAGCGGGCAGTTCGTAGTTGGTTCTAATAATACATGCATTGGAAAAAGTGCAGGTGCTGGTGCTGCTGCTGGTGTTTCTACTTATGCTGAATCCACAATTGTTGGAAGAAATGCTGGTACCTCATCAACAAGTGGGGGGGTCAATACACTTATTGGACATAACGCAGGATTTAGCAGTACAACAGGTAATTTAAACGTGTGTGTAGGAGTTAATGCTGGATATTACAATGTAACTGGTGCTGAGAATGTTTATATAGGAGTGAATGCTGGACTTGGTGTGCCTGGCCAGAGTAACAGCTCTAATACTGCGGTTGGGAAGCAAGCTCTGGCAGGTATTACAACAGGAGGTTCTAATATCGCAATTGGGGCAAATGCATTGTCTGCTACTACAAGTGGTGCTCATAATACCGCAATTGGAGTAAATGCTGGTGCTAGTCTTCAAGGTTCTACATGGAGTATCTACATTGGTAAGGACTCAAACAGTTTAGGCGGTGCTGTTATTGATAGGGAATATGTAATTGGAGATGTTACTGGTAATGGTAGTAATACTTGTACGATTAGAGTACAAAACAATGGATTTTATTTATCTGGTTACAGTGCTGGTACTCTTAATGTAGGTTCAGGAGGACAAGTCACATCTTCTAGTGATATTCGTATCAAATCTAATATTGTTTATCTTTCCACTGCTGGTTCTACTGATACCATTATGGGATTAAAACCTGTTTCATTTGACTTACAATTTGATCCTTACAAGCGTTACACTGGGTTTATTGCGGATGAAGTCCTTACAGTAATGCCAAATTGTGTGGATGGTAAAAAACACAAATACATATATGAAACAGATGATGAAGTAGATGCAAATGGAAATATTATCAAACATGGTTACAAACCAAAAGTTGATGCGAACGGTAATGTTATCTACAAAAAAGATGAAAATGGCCAAATGATTCCTCGTCATCTCGGTATGGACTACAACGAAATCACATCTCGTCTTGTCCTTGCTTTTCAAGAGCAAGTTGGTATTATCCAACAACAAGCTACTACTATTACTAATCAGACGCAAACCATCACTTCTCTACAATCCCAAGTAACTTCTCTACAATCCCAAGTAACTGCTCAACAGATTCAGATGGAACAGATATTACAACGATTAACTGCTGCAAATATTGCTTAGATCTTATCATGTAACACTTATCGCATATCTCTTATAAATGTCATATTATATTTATAGATTGCATTCTATAAATATAATTTAATAACTTCCTAACAAACTTCCTAAAATCTAATAAATATCATTCCTATTCTTCCTCTGCGTCCAGAACGCATCTGGATCCTCCACTTCCTCCTCCTCTTCTGATTCTTCAGGAACATCCACATCATAATTATCAGGTCCATCTGAATACGATGAATGGTCACTATTCGCACATCCAATGTCAATATCCTTGTCATCGTCACTGTCTGATTTTCTCTTAGGCAGAACACCTTTACTTACTGCCACAATCTTGACTTCATTGATCTTATCCTGAATGCGTTTCTTTTCTGCCTCCTCTTCTGCCAGTTTCCTGGCTTTTTCTTCGTTCTCCTTGACTTGCTCTGCCCAATTTGATGCAAGAGAGGCATAGGTCATTCGGCCTTTAGGAAAAGCAGGGGATGCAGTAGATGCAGTAGATGCAGTAGATTTCTTTGACAAAGAAGGAAATTCTTCTAGGGTTAGTTTATCCATGGCTGATGCAGCATCAGATTTGGGCTTGTTTCTACCATAATCGCTTTTACCATAGGTAGCTTCGCTTTTATCGCTTCTACCATAGGATTGTTCACTTCTATTATAGGTAGAATCACGTTTACCATAATCGCTTCTACCATAATCGTTTCTATCATTTCTATTGATCCGATCCCATCGTCCAGTATCACTCTTATCACTTCTACCAAAGGTAGCTTCGCTTTTACCAAAGGTAGCTTCACTTCTACCAAAGGTAGTTTCACTTTTACCAAAGGTAGCTTCGCTTTTACCAAAGGTAGCTTCGCTTTTACCATAGGTAGGTTCGCTTCTTCCCCATCTGCTTGCTTCACTCACCTCACTCACCTCGCTCACTTCTTGCTTTCTGAATGGTGGTACGTATTTTGCCATACTTGATCTTAATCTGTACAATAAAAAATACTTTAAGTATTTATGTGCTTTTTGTTAAAAAGCACACCAAAAAATATGGTTAAGAATTTTATCACATAAACATCTTTAATCTTGGAAGTTCATGTCCAAATAATATCATATAAATCAACACACATGCTGCGATTAAAATACTATTATTTTCAGCAACACTCTGTCTTTGTCCTAGTCCGAACATGATCATATATAATACGATTCCAATGATCACCGAATGCACCACCATCATTAATCCTCGTTCCATTATACTATATTGTTAGAAAATAGTGCCGGTCTAATGAAATCTTAATGAAATTAAATGCAGTCACTCTCCAATTTTTTAATCTCCTCTTCAATCCCCGTCGCATACGTATGCAAATGTTTCATTCTATATGTATGCTCTGTCATCAATCTCTCCATTTCATCATGTGCCTTGACCAATAGTTTCTTTTTGTATTCCAGCGTTTTTGCTGCAAGCAATTTTGTATGTTGTGATTTCATAAACGGAAGAACGATATCCTTGATCTGATCAAACAACGGCTGATACGCAGTCATAATCTCTTTATACGCAGTCTCTTTCTCTACTGATGAAACACTATGATCAAAATGGATATATGTTCCTCTCAATGAATATTGTGTCAACTCCAAACAAATTCCATAATCATAGCGAATTTGTTTGGGTGGACATCCTGTGCTCATATTGAATTTCTTCAATGTATTGACCAGATGATTGTAGAGATCAATGATTTCGTCCGTGATTTCTATCTTGGCTTCGGTCATCATTTCGTATACATGACGTGCCCAACGAATAGATTCAATCTTTGAGTTTCTGCTTGGAACTTCGCATTGCTTGGGCTTTTCTTTTTTGGGTTTGACTGCTTTGACTGCTTTGACTGCTTTGACCTTTGGTTCTTTCTTGGCTTTTTCCTTTTTAGCCTTTGTGGCCTTAGTAATAGGCTCTACTTCGTGCTTTTCCTCCATCTTATCCATATCCATTGGTGATTGTTTAGATTTCTGATAAGGATTATTTTATTTCAATTTTTATTGAGGGAGCCGGCTACACAAATACTTTTTACTTGAGTGGGGTTTCTTTTATTTGTGTTTGTTCTTTAAGGCCTATTCGCATTTGTTCTTTAGAGCTCACTCGTAATCCCTAATTGCAATCCCCACAGGAAATCGTAGCAATCCATCATCCGTCTTCTCCTGGTACCTCACAGTCAACATCTTCCCCACATAGTCAGCACCATTCTGGAATAATTCCTGACGATCCTCCCTAGATCCACGAGGCCTGCATGCAAACTGTTTCCCATCCACTTCACAAATCCAAATCACACAACCTGCTTCCAATCCTTCTCCTTCCTTGAACCCCACGATTCGGCATTCCATATCAAAGAACTCTTTGTATTTCTGCAGATGAACCGACCGATTGTTCGCATATAATCCCGTTTTGTTTCTGAGCATAATCCCTTCAAAATTGGCTTCCACATACTCCGCATGCTTGGCTTTCATCTCCACTTCCGATTTGCATTCTTCTGTCTTAACCAGTACCAAATACTTGAATTTCTGTTGAAAGATTCGTTGAAGCATGGCCCATCGCTTCTCAAATGTCTCATCACTGACCAGATCATAGACATAGAACTGGATTTCACGTTGATTCGGCTGAACCGTCGTGTTCTTCACAATCCCCACGATTTCCTGAAAGGTCAGTGTAGTAGAATAGAGTTCGCCATCTAGGATCATGTCAGCAGGAATACGATCAATTTCCTCACGGATATGTTCTAAATGAGGATAGGCTTTTCGGTTTCGTGAGAAGAGTCCTTTTTGTGGCATTGCGATGGTACGAGTTCCGTCAAACTTCTGCTGGATAAAGCAGGGAAATACAATACTTTTTCCACGTTTGTTGTAATCGTGTGCAAGCATGGGGCTTGGTACATCGTCATCTACTGCATGATGATTTGATGGGGCTTCTTTTTCTTCATCTTTTGAGGAATACTTCTCATCCCGTTTCTTCTGCCACAAACTCTGTGCTTCTGAAATGGCCTGTTGCATAGGAGTCGTTTCATTCTTCTTTCCAATATTCTTTCCTTTTTCAATCACTTTATCTGCTACTTGAATCTTGCCTCCTTCATATCCATGGCTGGTCCGAATGATGGCTCCATCCAAGACTTCAACAGACCATTGCTTGACTTTGCCGTTTGTAGCAGTACCGAACAGAGTAGGAAATTGTGCCATTTATAATATAAGCAACTTAATTGTTTATATTATAGATATATTTTCAATTTTTTTACTTAGATATTTTGATTTTCTTATTGTGCTTCTAATAATGCAAGTCGTTTATACTCTTCAATTCTTCTATTACCTTCTTCATCATTAATAAACATATTAGCTATTTTAGTATGATATATTTCAAGTGATGGACTAAACATTGCTACCCAGTCTGTTTTTCTTGCATATTGGGGCGATTCTTTTACAATAGGAAGATTTATTTTTATTAAAGCAGCATTTAATAACATTTTAGCACATCCAGCAGAACCTCTTCTATATGGGCATGCAATTGCAAATAACCAATGAATTGCATAACATATAAGTGGATGAACTCCTGGTTGTAACCTTGCCCATAAACTTTTAATACTATGTAAAAGTCGTGGAATATGTTCAGGAGATGTATGAACTAAACTAAATGAATTTGTAGCAAATCCAAATTGTTCTTTAATATTTACATTTTTATAACGTGAATCTAATCTAAGTGTTGATGTAGGTAATTTTGACCCATCTTCTAATGTAGTATATATCTTAATTAAATCATTCTCAACTAATCTATTTAACACATTATAATTTCGTGTAATTCTTCCTTTCATTTTTCCATTTTTAACTGATCCTCTTTTTTCGTTATTTCTTGCAGATGTATATGGTTTATAATTTACTTTATTTGATTGATGTGTAAAATTTTTAATATATTTATTAAGTGTTTTATTTGTTAATTTAATTCCTGCTACGTTTGGAGAATACTTAAAAGAGTATTTAGACCGAATAGGTTTACGTGGATTTCTATGTTTAAGTGTTAATGCAAAACGAGCAGGGGGTTCTTGTATATTAGAATTATTAAATTGAGAATAATATTGTTCCTCTTCAGTTGCATATACATTACGATTTGCTCTTAATTGTGAGAATGGGTTATTTTTATTTGATTCTAAAATTGAATCAATGCTATCTAAAAAAATAGATGATAAATTGTCATATGTAAAATCATCAATTCTTGTTTTTAAATCAGCATGTCTTTCTTGATAATACCCTTCAATTTGCGGTTTACCTTGTTCTTTTATTTGATTTACATACATATGTTGCATAAATGCAGATATCTCTTGTAAGTTAAATGCTGGGCGTTGACTAATTATAAAACTACAATAATCCATAGTACCTTCATAAATTCCTTGAGAGTTATTTCTTTCTTGTGCAGCCGCCATCTACTATGTGACTCTATTCTGTGACTATGCGACTCTATTCTGTTCTATTCGGAGATTATTGAATCACCTGCGTATAATTATACAGCGCCAGTTCTAGATATTGTTCTCTCGTCTTCAGATGATGAAAGGTGATTGCATTTGAAATGTTATCTGTCTTAGGATTGTAGTATTCGGGATGAAAAGTAGCACAATCTAGTTGTGATACTATTTTTAAATGATTATGTGCCTTCTTTTTCACTTCATTGATCCAATATTGGCTATTGAGGTCAGCGCACCAGTGATAGATTTTACGATTACCATCACTACGAATATGTGCTGCAATTTCATTATAAAGTCCACTAGAAAAGCAAGTTCCAGCCCCACCTGAATGATACTCAAAAAATTCACGTTTAACATGATCTAGCATCTTGCCAACTGAAATCAATGAAGTAGAAGGATAAATACACAGTGCTTTATATAATCTGTCTATAAATAGGTAGGTGTCATCATCTGCTATAACAATCCATTGATAGCCTTCAAATGATAAATATCTAAAACAATCTGATAGTTTTTCTGGCAATCTATGATACTCATCAGATGCACCCCAATTGTACAGACGTTGATCAGGATCCATCTTATGCCCCAAATAGTAAATGTCTTCTGATTTCACATTGAGAAGCGATGTCTGTTTCTGCCATTTTACACGCGTATCAAAATATTTCTCACATGTTAGAATGACATATGCAATTCGCATTTATGTATTTGTCTGGATTATACTTTAAGTTTATATACCATCTCTTACCATTGCCTCTGATTTCGTCGTAATATAGGTAAAATATTACTATGAAATTCACGATCAAAATAGTCAATAGATCGTCCAAAGTTTGCATTCGGATGAAATGCAATTGGTCGTCGCTGTTTAATAAATTGCATTGCGTCTAATCCATGCATTCCTTCCACCGCAATAAGAAGAAAGGCCACACATGCCGCAGATCGTTGCATCCCTGCCATACAATGAACAAGAATGTTATACCCTTTATGATATTCTGTCATAAGTTTATGCGTAATCTCGGGCGACCAGAGTTCCAAGTTACGTATTTCTTCTTCGCGTAAATTGTCATCCACAGGTACACGATATTTGATAGGAATCAGTGGGCTAAACGGCAGATCTTTGGTACAATTGAATACAACTTGGATATTGTTTTTTTTGATAAAGTCTTGATCAGTAGAGGCTCGGACATTGCCAAGCCAGATACGTGGAATAATTTCATCTGCGTTATTTCGGGTCATCTAATCATTAGTATAACAACTTCTCATCCGAAACACCACATAAAAAGATGAGTTTACCTTCTGAACTAAATTCTCTCGGTGCAATAAGCGACCAATTAATCTTGTTCTGGATCACACCCAATTCACAGAGAACATAGGAAGCCAATGCCGAACACCAGAATGTGGTTGTGAGTTTAAACCGATTTTCTTCAGGAAGCGGACAATTGATATTATATTCTGCACAGATCCAGTCATACAAATTCAGGTCGTAGGGTTTCTCATGGACTTGATAATGGACTTTAATGAATTTCTTATAAAACTCTTCGTTTCTTACACATTCTACATGACGTACATAGACAGATCCTTTTGAATACATTGCTAAGACATCATCCAAGCGATGCAGTGTCACGCCACTTTTTATTTTACCGTCTTCTGCATCTACTCCGTTTGTAGGTTTCGCTTCTAATACATAGAGACCGTCTTCTATATAAGGATTGATAAAGCTGGGGTTTTTAACAATAATTCCTACATGCGAATACTTACTACGTCCAAAATACTCTAGGAGATAGGACATGGTTCCTGTCCCGTGAAACAGAATAATGTCACCTGTTTGTAATGCTGATTCTACTAGGATGGGGATTTTTGTAGCTTTTTCTTGTTTCCCTTGCTCTTCAGTAAGGTGTGATTCAGTAGCAAAAAATGTACCCAGAGCAAACATCATACTAAATATTGAGAAAAATTGAAATCTTTGATGATTCGGATGATTCTGATTAACAAGTCGGATTTCCTTAACGAGTCAGATCACAGATCCTTAACGAGTCAGATCACAGATCCTTAACGAGTCAGATCACAGATCCTAATAAAATTGATCTATATTATACCATAAAATAAGGTAATCATGCCATTGACAAGACACTTTTATGCATCCGATGAAGTCATTTCAGCCCTATTCTATTCTTCATCCAGACGCGACATAAAAGAAACTGAATTCTGGTGCAGAGAATTACTTATCAGTGGATACAGCAGTGAAGCCATCTCGGTTCTCTTTGAATCATGGTTATGGCAACGCGGTCCATTCTATTTACGATGGCTTCTTCATGCAAAAACACTTACATTAGAGACAGTAACTGAGGAAGAGATATTGAGAGCAGCAGTTGAACTCAGTTCATGTGGCGAATGGGATAACTCACTTCTTGCAGTTCTATCCAGTACAGAAGGTGCTGACCGTGTTACTCCTAAAACTCCTTCTATTAAAACAAGTTCTTTAGAAATCCTCTATCTATATCGTGCATTGCATCAAGGAAAAGCAAGAAGTGCTTGGCGAATGGTACAACGATTACAAAAGAATGGCTTAGAGAATGTTTGGCAAATTCTTAAAGAATATGGGCATTTATCCGCAGAATATGAAGAAGTCTTTAGCATCTTGGAACAGTATGAAACACTTCTTGGATATCGGTCAGAAGCATATGACACAGTTATTCTGTGTTTTGCAACGTTAATGCTGTGTTTATCTGATCAAAAAAGAAAAAGTAGTTTCATGCCGAGAATGATTAAATGGAGCCCTATGATGATTCCGATAGGAAGACGGGCAGCAAGGATGTATTCTATTCCGTCAGTAGCATTGTATGGAATCAAGCAAACCACTGCTCTGGACGATGTAGAAAAATATATGAAGGGGTGTCCGTTTTGGGACGAGGCTTTAGCCGCCAATGAGGCTTTAATAACAGTAGCCGCCAATGAGGCTTTAATAACAGTAGCCAATGAGTTAGATAAAGATACATTTTATGATCAGTACTTTCCAGATGATATTCCAGATGAATGGACAAAACCAGAAAAAGAAAAATCACATAGTTCATTCAGACCCGAACTATCTGTAGAAAAATATACACGTATCCACTTTTCAAAACCTGCACGACTCTGTTGGAATTCTGTCATTACCATGACGGATTTCCATCCGATTTCTGGGATTAAACTTGATATGTATGAGATTAATATGAAACCATTGCAACGAAAATATAAGGCTTGTTAAAAACTTGTTAAAAGCTTAGCACATAGCACGTCCAATCAATGCACATGCGATCCGTGCACCAGAATGACCCGTTATTTTAGAATCTGGAAACCCACCTTTCCCCAAATCATCTTCATCTTCATGAACTACAAATGATCGTCCTAATAAATCATGTACTGTACTTTTAATGGTATATGTTTTTTTGCATTTATTTGAAATATTACCCAGATCACCTATATGCCGAACAGTTGAATGATACGATCCGTGATCATGTTTTCCTTTGTCATAATGTTCACATAATCCTTTACAGCCTTCACCGCGAAGATCACCTGCTTTATGAATATGAAACCCGTGATTTCCTTTGGGCAACTTCGTAAATGTTGCTTTCAGAGTTACACGGGATTTATCTTTTTTACAAATGATGACCTCTCCTTCCACTTGGGGGGTTTTGAAGACGGCTACTGCGGATAATGATTTTTTTAGAGACTTTTTTCTTCTAAAAAGCCTCATTGCTCTATACAGTAGATTTTTATTTTCTGCTCGTCTTCATTGACTTTTCCTGCCAGCGACCCATTCGCATGATATAACTCATTCCCTTTCTTCCACATTACTGGCAATGAATCTATATCTTTTACACGCTGAATCGGTATGGCTGCATGTGTCAACACTTGTTGGCGATGAAACTGATGCTCTGAACAGTACATTGCATTATGAACAGATTTTCTGCAATATACAGTAAATTGTCCTTGTTGAACAAAAGCCTGACAGGTTCCTTCATTTACTTCTTGTATCATGACTTTAATGGAATCAGCAGAGGGCATTACACGTTTCTGTAATTCTTTTGCAGAAACTTGTAACCGATCGGCAAGTTCTTCAATATATTTCTTACTTTGAGCCAGAAGAACTGCTTCCAGATTCTCCCAGAGAGTCCTAGGAACTTTATACTCCATGATTTGATTATGTTTATCAGAATTAGTTCTTCAATTTTATCTATAAAATCGTTTACGTCTTGTTTGTCTCTTAGGCTTTTTATAACCTCTACGTGTATGAAACTTACGTTTATACTTTTTAGTAGGTTTATAAGG